AGCAGTTACAAAACCTGTAGAGCTAGTAGCATGAATCATAACTCCCTGTGCTGCACCATAAGCATTTGTGCCTGTAGCATGAGAACCAGTAAATACTGCTGCACCTGATACATCTAATTTTTCTTTTCCATCACTCGTATTAATTCCAACGTTTTGACTGCTATCAATAGTTATAGCTGTAGATGTAGCATTATCATCAATACCTGTAGAAGTAAAACCTGTAAGAGTTCCAACACTTGTAATATTAGGTTGAGCTGCTGTAGCTAATGTGCCTGTTATATTTCCTGAAGCAGTAATAGCACCTGTAATATTAATATTACCTGTTCCTGTTATATCGCTTGAATTTAAGTCTAAATTACCACCTAATTGTGGAGTTGTATCTTCAACAACATTATTAATAGAAACAGCTTGAGCTCTTGCATCAGTGTAATAAAGATTAGCTCCTTCAGATAAATCACTTGTAGACTTACCACTAAAAGCAGAATCAAATCTAGCTGTTGTATAGTAAAGATTGGTTGCTCCCTCAGATACATCATCAGTATCTTTGCTTGCTAGTCTTGTATCAAATCTTGCATCAGTATAATAAAGGTTAGTTCCTTCTGATAAATCGCTTGTAGACTTAGCTGTAAAGGCAGAATCAAATCTTGCTTGAGTATAATAAAGATTAGAGCCTTCTGCTAAATCATCGGTATCGTGATTAGATAAGCTAGAAACTGTACCTGTTACATTACCTGTAACTGCTCCTTCAATATTGGCAACTAAAGTGCCAAGTGAATTAAGAGTAATATTTCCTGTAGCACTACCATCTGCTGTTGTTAATCCTAATGTGAATTTATCAACTGATTCATCCCACATAAAGATACCATTATCAGCAGTACCTCTATTGATAAGCATACCTGAATCATTTACAGGGCTACCTGTTAATCCTGCATTAAGCTGGAATAAGTTATCTTCTATATCTAAGTTAGTAGTATCAAGAGATGTTAGCGTTCCATTAACTGTTAAATTACCTGCTACTGTTAAGCTATCAGCAATTTGCACGTCATCAGGTAGTGTTAGCGTTATATTTGCAGACTCACTTCCACTACCTGTAACAGTGATTTTATTAGCAGTACCAGTTACTGTTGCAACATAGTTACCCACTGTATCAGTTCCAAGTGTTACTGAATTAGCATCTACACTTGATGCTTGTATTCCTAATGCATCAACAAATGCTTTAGTAACTCTAGCATCTATAGCTGAATTTGCTCTTGTATCTGTATAGTAAAGATTTGTATTTTCTGTTAAATCAGCAGTTGTCTTATTGCCAAATGCAGAATCAAATCTTGTAGTTGTATAATATAAATTAGTTGTTCCTTCACTTAAATCATCTGTATCTTTAGATGTGAAAGCTGAATCAAATCTAGCTGATGTGTAATATAAATTTGTGCCTTCTGCTAAATCAGATGTAGACTTAGTTGCAAGTCTAGTATCAAAATCAGTATTAACCCTAGCTGTTGTGTAATATAAATTGCTACCTTCAGATAAGTCACCTGTATCTTTAGTGCCTAACCTAGTATCAAATGCAGAATTTACTCTTGCAGTTGTATAGTAAAGGTTAGTATTCTCAACAACTATAGAAGTATCTAGTGTTGATGTAACTGATTGATTAGAACCATTGCCTATAAATATCTTGCCATTGTCTAAGTTAGGAGTAGCGTTACTTCTTCCAGCACCACCTACTTTAATAGAGCCATTGTTTTGATGACTTCTTAATACTTTACCTATGTTTTGTATTTGTGCTGATTCTCCACTTGGAGCTGTAGTTGTATATTCACCTGCTGTTGTAGATACATAAAGTATTTCACCAACTGATTCATTAGAAGTATCAATAGATGTTAAATTACCAAAAGTAACTATTTGCAGATTATTATTAGCATTAGCATCTTCTATTGCCATACCAAATGCAGGCATCTTAGAAGCATCATCAGCTTTTGCTTTACCTACTGTAGTTGTATTTCCTGAAACACCTGATACGTAAACAACATCACCTTTAGATAATGCTTCATCAGTTTTAGCTGTAAATCTAACAGCACCATCAATATCACCAATAAATTCTTCAGTAGCTGTAATTATATTAAAAGTAACATTATCACTAGTTGCTACAGCTTGTCCTATAGCAATACTAGGAGTAGAACCTTCACCAGTTCCACCTGTTACTGTTACACCAGTACCGCCTGACATAGATTCAACATAATTACCTGTAGTATCAGTTCCTAATGTTATTGAATTGATTTGCACAACTGTATCAATATCAACATTAGCACTACCATCAAAAGATACCGAACCTACAACATCACCTGATAAAGATATAGTTCTTGCTGTGCTTAGAGTATCAGCAGAATCTGCATTACCTGTTAAGTCTCCAGTAACATTACCTGTAACATTACCTGTTACATTACCAGTAACATCTCCTGTTAAATTGCCAGTAAATGTATTAGATGCAGTAATACTAACACCTGTAGTAATCCAAGCATTATCAGCAGCGTTTCTTATCTTTAATACGCTATTAGCTGTATCTACCCATAATTGATGGGCAAATGTAGTTGTTGGTTCAGTTGCTCCACTATTGACTGTTACAATAGCAGATAAAGCATTGTTTAAATCTGCTCTAAAATCTGCACCTGATTGGTTTGCTATGTTGTAATCGTGTTGTGCCATAATTAAATCTCTTTTCTATTAATTTTATACTTATTTCATATTTATTAAATCATTTATTACTATTTTTTAAGATAAGATGTTAATTCATCAATCTTGTTAATATGTAAATTCATTTTGTTTTTTGTAGCTTCAATGTCTACTTCATCATTAACAATGATGCATGGTATTTCAAATATAGTTCCATCATCTCTTGTAGCTACATAAAACTTAATATAATCATCTTCTTCTCTTTGTACTATTTCGTAATGCATATTAAGTAAATACTAAAAATCTATCTCTATTATTAGGCGTATATAAGCCACCTGTATCCCATGTTCTAAGTCCACTGCTTGAAGAATATGCAAGTGATGTTCTTGTTAATGTTCCTAGTAATGTTCCAGTATCATCAGTTCCATTGTAAATCTTTAAAGTAGTCCAACCTGCATTTCCTGTTGGAGTTCCACTAGTATCAAGGATACGTAAAAACGTATTATTAAAATCTACATTATAAAATTCCCAAGATGGATTATTACTATATAAATCACATGATGAATCAGTTGTTGAGCCAATAGAATTGCCTGATACAGTGCCATAACCAGTGTAAGTAGAACCTGAAACTGTTACTGAGCCTGTAGTAATTCCTGTTGACCATAAAGTAGTAACAGAACTAGCACCATAAAAATCAGATATTGAAATAGCACCTGATGATACGCCTGCAAGAGTTCTTAAATCAGTTTCACCTAAAGAAGATGTAGCTGTTGCACTTCTGCCTAGTTCTAAATTAATTGACCTATCAGTTGTTGTGCCACCAATAGATAATGTTCCTGAACTAGCTAATGTCATTGTCTAACCTTTTATTAAGAGCATCTATTTGTTCTTGTTGTTCTTTTATAGCTTCAATTAACAATGGTATTAATTTGTCATACCATACTGTTTTATATTTTGAATTTATTGGTGCATCAGTAACAATTTCAGGTAATACTTTTTCTACCTCTTGAGCATTAACACCAACTTGTAAATTCTTATTGTTATAACCTAGTTTTTTTGCTTTTTCATTTTCAGTAAAGTAATAACCATTTAATTTAGAGACCTTATCTAAAGCATTGTCAATTTTACCTTTAAAATCTTTTAATCTTTCATCTGAATAATAAGCTGTAATGTTATTTGTAGCTCTTATTTCTCCTGCTGTTGAAGATGCAGCAGTACCAACACCTAAACCATTAGGTATATATAATTCTGAAATATATGAAGTGCCACCAGCATATAAAAGATAATCATCATTAACAGTTGATTGATTTATAGTAACTCTAGGAGTAGCAATTCCAGGACTGTTTGTACTGCTTGTTGTATTACCAGGAAATATTTTTGTAGGAGTCCACTCAACCCTACCATCACCACCACTGCCATCATTATAAAAAACAGCAGCATATTCATCCATTTCAAATGCAACATCCCCTGTATTTTGTGAATTGTTATAGGCTTTATAAGTCATTTGAAGTCCATCAACTTTAAGCTGATTTTTTGTATCCGCCCCTATTGATAAAGTCTTAGCTGTTCCTGTTCCTGATACACCAAACAAATCATCTAATGGGTCACCATTAAGAGTAATAGTGCTTGCATCTAAAGTACCTGTTACTGTTGCTCCTGTTACATTTAAAGATGTGGCTGTTAAAGCACCTGATATTGTTGCACCTGTTGCAGTCATAACACCAGCAGAAGATACTGTAAAAGCACCTGAGCCAATATTCATACTTCCTGCTGTAATTGAACCTAAATCAGCAGATATAGCTGCTAAGTTAGTTACATTGATTTCATTAGCTGTTATTGCATTTGCTTGTATATCACCAAGAGCAACTGGTGCATCTGAGACTGTAAAAGTTAAACTTGCTGGGTCTGATTCAACACCTAAAGAATTTATAGAAGTAACTTTAGCAACATAATCAGTTCCAGTAGGTATAAAAGATAAATCAACTGAATTAGTATCTACAATTTTACTAAAGACTATATCACCTGAACTATTTTCTAAATCTAATCTAAATTCACTAGATGGAAAATCTGTAATTTGTGACCAACTGATAAAAGGTCTATCTATAGCTGAGGAATTGGTATCAGTAAAAGTGATTCCTGTTGGTGGATTTACTGCATAAGCAGAAGGAGTATTTGCTAATTCTTCTACTGATTCTTGAGGTGGCACTTCCCATGTATAAACATCAAAGTATTCTATTAAGCTAACTGCTACTAATCCATTAGATTGAAGTTCTAGTGCTTCAACTCTACAAACTTTACCTGAGAATCCTAAACCTGCATAAGTTAAATCTACTATATCTCCTACATTTAACTTATACATTTCAGGAGTTCCTAAGAACTGCATGGTTGTTTGATTTCTACTTCTAACAAGAATAGCCTTACCCATGTTGTAAGCTATATATGGGTCACTTATATATGGGAACTCGGCTTTGATTTCTAATATCTCATCATTATCGTCTGAGTAATATTCAGGACTTGCATCATGCAAAACTGTAGCTGTATCTAATTCGTATTTTTTATTAGCATTAAAAAATTCAACAATAACTTTGTTAGCTTTTTTATCTTTATTTCCATAATCAACTGATATACCAGCATCAGCAATAATATGGTTATCAGTTATACTAAATGTTGATGTGCCTGTATCTTCTATTGATAATTCGTATTTACCATCTACATAAAGAAAGATACCTCTCATATTTGCAAGAAGTTCTTTTGCGTTATCCATTACATTTTTATTTGTATCTACATAACCATTACAATGAAATCTTTTAACTTTTAATAAAGACGTTCCTGTTTGTGTAGAATAATCAGTTGTAAATAAAAAATTAACAAAGACTAAAAATTCTTCATTTGTATCAAAATATTGACTTCTTCTAATAGCTTTTATTTCTACTTCATCTAAAACACCATTACCATTAGAATCAAATAAATCTAATAGCTCTCCTAATTTATTTTGAAACCATTGTGTATTAGCAGAAGCACCACTAATTGTAAAAAAATCATCACCACTATTTGCAGACCAAGTTAATGATTGTGCTGTTCCATTAAAATAAGGCTGGTCAACTTGAGTATCACAAACATTAGCAGCAGAGCTAAAGGTTGACATATTAATTTGTGATGATGTTAATCCTTTACCATATTCATCATTAGTAATGTAATCAAGGAAACATAAAGCTGGATTATCTGACCATTGATAAGTAGACGGAGTTCCAAATGTTTGACCTGAATCTCTTGGGTCATATACCTTCTTTCCTTTTACCTGAACTGTAATTTGAGGAACACCTCTAAATGTTCCATGTTCATCGTAATAAAATGCAGCAGCAATATATGCTATGCCATTTAGTTTATGTGCTGAAGTCCATTTACTTCCAATAGATGCAGTAAGCATAGGGTCTGCTGTTTGTGTTGCAGCACCATGATGTGCGTTGAATACATATCTATAACCTCTACCTGTAGGGTCAGTTCCAAATGTTCCACCTGTTAAGCCTATTCCTGTTCCTACAACTTGGTCACCAGTACATAAAGAACCTGCACCTGAAGATATTTTATCTGAACCTATATATCCACCATCTCTAAATTGATTTGGGTCTGTTAATGGATTGCCATCTATTTCTAATGTTTCAAGCATTATTTCTTCTAATTCTCCAACACTTATTGCATAAACAACAAACAAATGCATAGAATAATTATCAGCAGTATCCATATAAACAACTTGAGCACCCACCCTTCTATTTCCATAAATAACAGGAATCTTGCCACCAGCAGCAGTTTTATTAGCCAATATAGATTGACCTTGTTGCTGCATTTGTCTTGCTTGTAAATATCCTTTAACACCTACTGCTACAGTAACAGCATTAAATATCATATTTATTTTTCCAAGAGTATCTGCTGCTTTCCAAGTTGTAGCAATCCAATTAAAAAATGTTAAAAATGGATTACCCATTATGAACCCCACCTAACATCTGATTTAACTTGCGTAGCATATTCCAATCCTTTATCACCTGAACTAAATGATTGTTGAGATTCATCTGAATAATGTCTGCCTTTTGTTAAATTCCAATTTGCCCAATGTGATGCAACAGTCATGCTTAAAGCAGATGTGTCTATATTCTCAGATATTGCTACATTTCTAATTTGACCTGTAAAATAATTAATAGCACCCACAATGCTGTCATTAGTATCAAAATAAGCAATATATACCTCTACTGTTTTATCAGTAAAAGCTCCATCTTGAACTAAAGACCTAACTTGATTTGTAATATTAGAAAATCCTAAATTAATTTCGTCTACTTGTAATTGACCTGTTTCAGTTGTTGAATCAACTGTTAAAAAACTACCACCAGCTTCATAGCTGTTAGAATCATAAGTAACATTAGTGTACCAATCAGTCAATCTAATAGTAGATGATAAATTAAGCTCAACTAGAAAAGCTGTCTTAGTTGCTGTTGATGATACTTGAGTTTGTAAAGCAGATGATAAACTTCTAGGCATTAGGTTATAACCTCTCTAACATCAAATGAAATACTATAAAAACCACTAGCATCTGTTGAATACATAATTTCATCAGATTCAAGATAAACAGTGAAACTAGGTTTATTTACAGTAACAGCTTCATTATCTGCTAGAGATGCTACTAGATTTGGTGATATGGTAACTGTTGCTGCACCACCTGATGCATCAGCATCTTCAGCAACCATATATACTTTTGAATGATTAGCAAACTTAATTAAATCTCCAGCTTTTAAAGCACCTGTTGTTTGTGAAAAACCATCTATAGTTATTGTATTATCACCTGCTGAATGTGCATTATTAACTACTATATCTGTCTCTAACTTACTTGCACCTAAATTATCTAATGGTGCAACTATAGTAAAGTCCTCAAAAGAACCTTTTTGTTTTTGTAAAAATGCAAATACTTCTTGAGCCTTTTCTTGTTGTAAAGGTGGCATTTGCACTGTAAAAGAAAAATATTGACTACCTATTTGTCTGACTTGTTTTTTACCTGATAAAGTCTGATTTAATAAAGTAGGTCTATTATCTTTAAAATTTAAACTTCTAAAATTAGGAGATGTTGGAAATTGTCCTGACATTATACTACTCCCATTCTGCCTTGATTATTCATGGCATTGTTTATGATTGATGTTATCAATCCTTTTCTTGATGCTAGTAACTGGTCAAATCCAGCAGCATCTACTGTTGAGATATTAAAGTTGACTGTAGCACCGCCAACAGCTTGACCTTTAGTATGGTCAATAACAGTTTCATTAGGATGTAATATAGCTGGGAATCCACCTCTACCATCTATTCCACCTGCTCTAACACCCATACCTGTAAAACCACCACCTTCCATACTGTCAGCAGCAGTTTGAAATACTTTACCTATTGTAGATTCAGCACCAAAAGCTGTAGCACCAAATCCTAATAATTTTTTAATAACATGAACTCTAATTAATTCATCTATAATTGATTTGACAACTTGAGTAGCAAGATTTTTAAAATCTAAAAATTCTTTATTAGTAAAGTCAAAAAATGTTTTAAAAGAAGAAGTTAAAGTAGAAGATATAGCGTTCATGCTTTTTACACTATCTAAAGCACCACCAAAATCTTTAGCAGCTTCTAAAGCAACTTTTTTTCTAAGTTCTTCTGCTTTTTCTAATGTAGCAATTTCTTCTTTAATTATATCTATTTTATCTTGATGATTTTGCAATCCATGTCTTGCTCTTCTTCTTGAATTTGCTTCATTATATTTTTCTTGTTTCACAAGCAATTCATCTAACTCTTCTTGCAATTCAGGAATAGTTTTAGGTATATCAATTAAACCTAATGCATCCATAAACATTAATACTGAATTAGCAGCACTAATAAACATATCTTGCATAGGAGCTAATATCTGTCTTTTAAGAATATTCATAGTGTCATTGAATCTTTCTGCTCTTCTTATAGTTTCTTCATCAAGAACACCTGTAGCTGATTCAGCTAATGCTTTCATAGCTTCAGCACCATCTTTACCCATGACAGCAAGTTTTACACCTGCTCTACCCATAAGGTCAGCTAGAATAGCGTTTTTCTCAAATTGACTACCAACATCATCAAGAGCTTCAAATAATTCGACAAATACCTCTTCAGCACCTTTTACAGAACCATCAGCATTTTTAACCTGCACTCCAAGTTTTTGTAATGTTCTACCAGCTTCAGAAGTTCTAAGTTGTGCTTGACCTACCATCTTGGTAAAGTTTTGCATACCTTTATTAAATTCTTCTGTAGCTAACCCTGACTGTTGAGCAGCAAATTGATATTTTTGTAAAAATTCTGTATTAACACCAAGAGAGTCAGAAACCTTACCAATATCATCAGCAAGTTTTAAAGTAGCATTACCAAATTCAACAATTTGTCTAACAGCAAATACACCAGCAAAAGCACCAGCTAATTTTTTCATAGCTGATTGGGTGCTGTTGATATTTTTATTTACTGAATTAAAACCCTTTTTACTTTTATCTTGAGCTGTAATTCTTAATTTATAATCAGTTGCCATTTCTTATCTGCCTATTTTTTTCCTCTAAATATGCTAACCATCCTGTATATTCGGATAAGGTCATTCTTTCTTCTAGTTCCTGAAGTGTGCAGTGCAACATTTCAGCTAGATAGTATTTAGCAAATAAGTCCTTATCCTCTGCTACTTTTTTGCTTGTTGTTCTACACTTGGAGTAGACATAATTTCAGTTGCAACTCTTGCAAGTACATCTTTATCTACACCATTCATAAGTGTATGTTTATCTGATAGGTCAAATACTTTTTCACCATCAGAATCTAAGGCTTTATATATTAAGCAATAAGCCATCAATGCTACATCATCATCTTTTGCATATCGTTGCAATTTAGACATTTCTGCTAGCGTTAATGGCTTTGCATATACTTTAAGAACCTCATCTCCATCACTCCACTCAGGTATCTCAATCTCTTTGATTTCTAAAGAATCAAAATGAGCTTTTGCCTTATCTATAAGTTTCATGTTCTTATACTGTTGTCGATGTTAATGCACCAGTTCCTTGAACTGAAATACTAGCTTCAACCAATCCATCAAATGATGCACTTCTTGAAACACCAGTAACAATAGCTGAACCACTGTAATAAGTATCTCCTGATGTATCTCCTTCAGGATAAACATTAAGAGTTACTTCTGAGCCAATGGTTAAAGCACCTTGACCACTAGTATCAGTCTCATCCCAAAATACATCTATACTTCCTGAGAAAGAAGTCAATGATGATTTATAGGTTCTTGCAGTATCACCCATTGAAGTATCTTCTAAAGTATCAGCAGTTTCCTCAAGTGAGTAAGACCTTATTTCAGCTACAGCATTAGAACCGACTTTTACAGTTCCTTCACTTCCTTTATGTGTTGCCATTTTCTACCTCGTCTTTCGACTTTTTCTTAGAAGAAGATTTAACTTTATCTTGCGAATGGACTGCTTCCTCTTTCCAACCCATATTCAATAAAGACTCAACCTTAGAAGGATGAGCTTCTATAGAAACTTTGCCATCAGGACTAATCATTTTCATAATTGTCTCCTATACTGCTACGTCAGGATTAGTTTCCTGAACATAGTAATTTGCTAAGAAGGTTAAACTCACATATCCAAGTGGTTTTTCACCTTCACCATTAAACTCTATTTCTGTTGATTCTAAATAGCAATCTTTAGCTAATCCATCTAAAGTTCTATCTGCTGCTATTGCTTCTTCAACTTCTTTTGATATTGTATCAATAGTATCATCAA